TTATTTGCAAGACAACCAATTAGATTCTCTGCAACATTCAGTGGTGCGAGCATTGCTGTCTGTGCTGCTACACCTGCTATGTGTGCGACAGGAGGAGCTTTTGTTGCTGCAAGAACTTTACTATAAACACCTTTGTAAAGTTTATCCAATCCTGTTCTTCCTATTGGTGCTATTTTGTTAAAAGTATCATCTATCATACCACTAACTAGCTTACCAGACTTTCTTACAACACTCTCAGTAGTGCTTGAAACTATCCCTTTAACCTTATCTCTAAAAAACTCATTCCCGTCATCAAGTCTAGCTTTCAGACCCTGAATCTGAGAGACCATATCTTTAACATCATTTTTAATATCTGATACAGGTCCTTTATCACAAAGATTTATTTCTAACCCGTTTGTCTCAGATACTGGATGTGGAACACCTGACTCATCTAACTCTGCTGCGTTTGTGATAGATGTATTTTTTGGACCTCCATCACCCTGACCATTTGACTCATTAGTGTTAGTTTTATTGATTGCATAATTTGCTTCCTCAAAGAATTTACTATATCCTCCAAAAACACCAAATGCAGATGGTGGTTTACCACTTAGTTTCCATTTTTCGATTTCTTCATCCCACTGTCGGGTATGAGCGAAAGAACCCATAATCATAGGAACTTGAGCATTGTGACCATCTAAGAAGAATCCTACAACAATATCACCTCCGTTTAATCGAACTGTCTCTCTAGTGTTTAGTGATCCAGAATTTCCAGCAGTATCTAATACTTGTGCCCAAGGTAGGTCATCATCTGCAAGTTCAGCATCTGAATATGGGTGATATCCCATTATACGAACTTTATATCTTATACCCCAAGATTTTGCAAGTTCTGTATCAATTTCACTAACTTCATCAAAGTTTTTAATCCATGACTCTATAGGTGCAATCTGACCTATCCACCACACAAATCCATCATGACCTATAAAATTTGTTTTAAAATTAAAAGCTTCCATTATTTACTTATCTCCCCAAATGTATCTCTCACTAATTTTAAAGAGGTTAATGACATATTAGCATCAAAATGATGACATAACTCTTTTATTAAGTAATTACCACTTTGTTTTCTATCATGCTCCTGTGCTTCCATATCTGCCTTTAAGAACTTTACATTAATAACGTCTCCAGCAACCAGATTAGTGTTTAAAGGAACAACCATTTGTAATACTTGTGTAAACAAAAGTTGATATCTCAGATAAGATTGTCTCTGCCATCTTGTAGGGTTTGAGTTTTTTTCGACAGTAGGGTCAAATTCTAAAGTTCCTCGATCAGCTACCATAGTAATTAGTCTGCTAGGTAGAGTTCCTAAATTTTGAGTTTTATCATCACTAAGTAATACAGGAATCTCTGGAGTTGCACCAAGTGTTACCACATCTTCAGTCTTTACTACATTATCTGTTTTTTCATTTTCTGGGAATGTTATGTCTTGTCTGGTTGTATCATCTAATGTAAATCTACCTTGCTCTTCTGTTGTAAAATAACCTGTTAAAGGGTCAAACTCCATAATGTGACTACTATACTGCCCATAAGCCAACTTTTTTAATAAATCATTATTTTGGATTACATTGTAGGATAATATTGTAAAATCGTTTGCATCAGTTCCTAATTGAGAATTTTCTTTAAATCTTATCTCTTCATAAGTTGCCTTTGGATTTTTTTTCCCATCTTCAATCAAACGATCTATCGCTTTGAATTTAAACCCCTCTCTGGTCTGATAAAAGAAATAACCAGGCAAAGTTCCCTTTTCTGGTTTTCCTTTAGCTGCTAACCAAACCAAAATATTAAAAGGTTTTTTAAGGTTTCCTATAAACCCATAACCTCCCTCAGCAGTGTTGTCTATATTTTCATCGGGAATAGTTGAAGCTAATTTTTCTTCTATAATATCTTTAACGTGTTGACTAATTGATACGGTTTTTGAATATCTTTTCACACATCTAGATGTTTCGTTTGTAATTGCTTCCCTAGAAACTAACTCTAATGTGAATAATTCTTTCGCACCATCAGAAAATTGTCTTGATACGTTTGAAACATAAAGATAAGTATCGGGTGTATTAAATTCAATCGGTAAATTTTTATTGGTATTATTAGCGATTTTTATACTTACTCTCTCACCACCACGAATAGGCAATCCACTGTAGACTGAATCCATTGTATCTGGTTCACTCTCACCCTCTTTATTACTTGTGGGAACTGCTCCACCAGATGATACAACCAACACCTGTGCTGTGATTGTGGGAGAAAATAAATCTTCAAAAATATTAATTTTTACGACACCAAGATTTAATTCAATAGTCTTCCCACTACCGTTTGTGGTCTCGGCAGAGATCTCTATACTTTCATAAATGGCGGGACTTAGTGCAGACATAGTTTACGGTATACTATTATACATTGCGTCATTAAAATTTTTATTAGTTAAGTTACCATTATTTATGTCACCATCAGTAGGTATTCCAGCAGCTTTGTTCATGCTATCTATCAAACTATCAATTGAATCACTTGGAGGAATATCTATTATTATATCATTACTTTCTGTATCAGTATCAAGATCGGGATTATTTTTTGCTGGTGGAGTAATTGAACCAGGTGGTAATACATTATCTTTTGAATTTTGATCAGATGATGTTTTAGTAGGATCAAAAATATCAGTGTATCCATCAGAGTCTCGCTGATAAGGAAAGATATTTTGTTCACGAAATAGATCCTCGTTTCCTTTGTACTGTAAACCTGGATCTTTTTTATTCTCATAAGGGAGATAACTTATAAAACCATTATCTTTATCAATAAGAAGTATAATTCCATTTTTTGATAATTCCTTATCCAACTCTTTATAATTTTTTTCATCTAATAAATTTTGTTGTTTATCAGTTAACTTACCATTTTGTTGTTGCTTCAACATTTCAATTCCATCCATTATGAGTTTCTCTTTATCTAAATCAGAATCAGAGTCATCTTCTTCATCAGTTTCTTCAGAGTCCTCATTTACATCACTGCTATCAATACCATCCCCTTCACCATTCACCAATTGATCATACAAATCTTTTATTCCAAGTTCCTCTGCTAGCTCCTTATCACTCTTATCTAAAAAGTTTCTTACATCCCTAATTGTTGTAAGTGTTATCTTTGTAAATGCGTCTTGAACTTTACGCATAAATTTTTCAATCTGATTCTTAATGTTCACAAAATCAAATTTACCTACCAACTCAGTCATTTCAGTAAATCTAGCACCTAGACCTGTAAAAAATTCTATCGTACTTGTTGCAAATCCCTCAACAATATCAAAAAATTTCTTCAGTCTTTTCATTACACCTTCTGCTAGTTTAATAATCTTAGGCAAATTCAACACTGCCCATCCTATCAAAACAGTCGCTAAAAAATCAAGTATTCTTCCTAGAAATCCCTTTGTTTGATTTCTTACTGCTCTGGTTCGTGCCCTGAAAGCACCCATCACACCACCAGCTTCAATTAAATCCTCCTTATCTCTTCTTCTTAGATTATCTCTTCTCCTAGCAAATAACTTAGAAGACATAGATAAAGATTCTTTTTTAACCTCATTTCTTTTGGTGACACTATCTGATATTTGATCGGAGTTTGTTTTAGCAGTCTTTATCGACTCTGATAACCCAGACAATGATCTCTTTATTGAATCTAAATTTAAATTTGATCTCATCATACCATAGGAACGTTATATTGAATATGAGAGAATGCAAGGTACATATTATTAATATTATTTGATGGAGCGAACATTATTAGAGCCGCTCTACCTTCAGCACCAAACGGTGCAGGTTGTGCTGGTTTTTGTTGATTTACTATTATATTATTTTGTTTAATTTTATCAATTGAAGTTGAAATATCTTGAGATACATCACCACTTATCGCTTCAAATCCAGCAGATTGTGTGATCAAATCATATCCCATAGTCGTTGCTGGATACCCTAAGAGAGGTCCAAGTACTTGCACTCCAAGTCCCAGTGCTCTCACACCAAAATTAGGACTAGCCATCATACGACGACCAAGACTCTGTGAAAGGAAGTATGATAAAACACCACCAGTGGCACCTGTTAACTCTCTTTTAGGATCAGCACCCTGACTTATCTGACTTGTTGCAAATCCAAAGTTTGATAATACAGCGAAAATTGTACCCAGACGATTTACATTTCTATTCCGATTTTTATTATTTGGTTTATTATTTTGAGGTCCAATATTTGTGGGAGGGGTCACATTGTTGAATATACCTGCTGCTCCTGCTGCTATCGCTTGAACTAAACCTTTTGCAATGTTAAAGATTAATCTTATCGGTTTAATTAATAAATTAGAGACTGCTACCTGTGTAAGAAATGTTGCTAATCTTGTTAAAGAATTAAGTGCAATCAATAAACCACCATTGATCGCCAAAAATATACCACCTGCTGCTGCAAGTTGTCCAACTATCGTATCACCAATCTTCTTTAATGCTTCTTTATCATCATTTACTAAAGCAGTTATTAAATTAAGTGCCCTTCCTACTAAAAATCCACCCAATAATACATTAAAGAAATTAATGAGTCTTGTTAAAGTAAATGTTGCCTTTGCTCCTATTCTCTGCACAGGTGCAAATAACGCTGCCTGTATTCCTCTCTCTACATTATTTTCAGCACCTCTTCTTAAATTTCGATCAGCAAGCATCATTTCTTGCTTTCTCTCTTGAGCCATTTTTAAGTTCTCTAACGCTGCCGATTGTTTGATTTGTTCAGCAACTTGAACTAATGACTTGTTTAGTGCAGATATTTGTATTGTTACAGCCGCAAGTGTGCTGTTTATGGAAGTTATCGCTGTCTGGTTAGATTTTACAGCAGCAGCAAGCTCCTCATCACCCTCAGCACTCTGTCTTTGAAATAGTGCTAGAGATGAGATTGGTCTTCTTGGAGGTGCAGATATATTAAAACTCGTAAATGCTGCTGGAGCTATTCGTTGTTCTTTCTGTTCCTCTTCTTGTTGACCTTCCTGTTGCTGGTCTTCATCCATTAATACCTCTTTCCTGCTGAGCCTTCAATTTTTCCTCTTCAATGTATTGTTGAAGTAATGTGAGATAGATATCTCTTTCCCACGGAATCATATTTTCTAGCTCTGTCAAACTATATTTATGGTGTTGCATCAAGGCAAAATTTGTTTTGTAGTATGACTCTAGATCCTCATGAGCCATACCTAGACGAAAAAAGAGTTTAACCCCTCTAACGTAACATCACTTTCAACTTTTGTATTTGGATTAGTAACTTTAAATGTATGGGATAATCTAGGCATAGTTTCAAAGAATTTTTCTATTTTCTTGAATTGATTAGAATCTAATTGCTCTAGAAACTCTTGCATTTCATCTTTTGTGCAGTCTGCTGCTGACCAAGATTCCTCTTCGCTATAAACTTGTTCGATGCAAGATACAACCATATCAAAAGTATCATCAACTTTCATCTCAGTGCTGAAGTTATTCTTTATGAATTCACCCATCGCTGGATACTTCATTCTCATACTTAAATTACCATCAAGTGGTATGTCTACAGTATGGTCATCATCTTTTTTTATTTTGATATCATCCAAATTGATCATCACAGGCACTTTAGTTTTATTATCATCAGGGCAAGTGATTAATACTTCAACACTCTCACCCACAGATTTACCACGAATATTCAAAAATAAATATTCAATATCAAAGGTAGAAAGTTTATCAACACTAATTCCCTTAGTCAAGATACAACTTCCCAATACATCTTTCACTGCTTGTGCAATTTGCTTATCATCCTGACTCTCCATTGCAATGATAAGTATTTTTTCTTCCTTAACTAGAAAAGGTCTGTATTTTATATTCTTTCCACTTGAAGGAATCGTCAACCCATAGGTCGGGGTGCTAATCTTTGGTAAAGGCATAATATATTACTAAATTGTATATTATATAGTCGGTTAAATCAAGTCTAACCCATGGAGAAGTACTCACTTACTGAAGGTCCTGATCCTGATCCTGATGGCTCTGGTGTATATGAAATATTCAATTCACTAGTATCAATACGTTCTGCACCATATTCACCAGTATTATTTGTTTTTGATTTTCGTTGATTTTCTAATAAATTATTATATCTACCACGATACTTATCATAACTTGAATACTTACCAGCAGTATATCTATCAAACATAAAGGTAGCAGTTGCCTTTAGCACATCAGACCCTTCGTATTTTACAGGTATGGAGTTAATTTGTTGTGGAAACATACCGTAAAAATTATACTGCATCTCTTCATTGTAATCTCTATCAAATTTTATTATTTTTGTTTGATATGCTTTGTAATCATCAGGATATTCCATTCTAAAATAATAATCTTTTCTATCTTGATCTTCACGAGATCCATTTGCAATAAATTCTATCCAATGCTCTAAAAATTTCAAACTTTTATATTCACTATCAACATAAAATTCTAAATTTATCTTAGTAAATACCTTTGTATGAGCCATATTTTCCGTAACACCCATGAAATTACCAACTATCTGACTAGTTGCAAGAGTTGCACCTGGTAACACTGCATTATTACAAAGTAATCCTGATGTCTCAGTAATGAATCTATAATTAACTCCACGCACATTTAAATGCTGTCTAACACCAAGAGGTAGTCCCCCAAAGATCACCTGATAATGTGATGTTTGTGCTAAATTTGTGAATGTAGGTTTGAAATCATCAATTCTGCGAGGTTTAACCACTCTAAATACCTAAAACTTGTCTTATATTATTATTTAGAT